TACTAGCTACAACTGTGCCTACAGCAGCACCTGTGTCACTGTAGTTAAGTTCTGCCGCTGTTGCAGTGACACCGTCAAGAATATTAAGTTCCGCTGCAGTTGACGTAACATTAGTGCCGCCAATATCTAACGTAGTTACAGATATTTCGCCAGCAACTGTGGCAATACCATCCGCTACTGTAATTAGATCAGTGTCATCAGTGTGACCTATTGTTGTGCCATTGACGATTACGTTGTCTACAGTCAAAGTTGTCAACGTGCCAACAGATGTGAGATTTGGCATTGCCGTAATCTCATCGTCAAAATATGCAGACAAATCTGTTACAGCAACTTGCTTCATTGTGCCGCCATCGTTTAAAACAACACGATCAGCGTCAGCAACAGTTACAGAAGAAGCACCAGTATCTCCGTCAAGAATATTTATTTCTGTTGCAGTGGATGTTACACCATCAAGAATGTTTAATTCTGCTGCTGTAGACGTTACATTTGTACCGCCTATATCCAGTGTAGTCACAGATATTTCACCTGCCACAGTCAGCAGCCCACTAGCAACGGTAAGCAAATCGGTATCATCTGTGTGACCGATTGTTGTGCCGTTGATAACTACATCGTCAATATCCAGAGAACCGCCTGTAATTAAACCTGTGGTTGTTATGGTTGACGATCCTGTGTCAATCGTACCAAAACCAGACGTGATCGAACCAGAGTTGAGTGCCCCCACAGTCGTAGCTGCGGTGGTAACAAGGTTTGGCATCGCCGTAATTTCGTCATCAAAATAGGCAGCTAAGTCTGTGACCGCCACCTGCTTCATAGTTCCAGCATCGTTGAATACAACACGGTCTGCGTCAGCTACAGTAGTAGCACTGGCAGACGTATCACCATCAAGTACGTTTATTTCGGTTGTGGTGACTGTTGCACCATCCAGTATTTCAAGTTCTGCCTCAGAGATACCCGCACCACCGATTGTCAGTGTGCCTGATATGTCTACGTTACCGTTGATGTCTACAGTAGTGGCAGCAATCTGAATTTCCGTGTCAGCTATAAGGTCAAGCTGCCCATCCGCGCTTGAGTGGATGTAGATAGCCGTGTCCCGAAACTGCAGCTTCTCTGTGCTGGCTACAAGGATGTCATCAGAAAACTCAAAGTAATCTTCGTCTTCCATCCATTTGAGTACACCGTCGTTTGACTCCCCGTCAAATGTAACTGTAATGTCTGTGCCAGCCGTAGCTGCACCAAACGTGAGTGTGTTGCCAAGCAGCTTGGTAATAGGGCCACCCTCTGCGGTAGTCCCGTCGTGTGTGTGTCCTGTGCTGGCAGCAAAAGCGGCTAATAACTGATTAAACTCGTCATTAGTATGTGCTGCAGTAATGGTATCGCCATCAGTGTAGGACGATTGGCGTGTGTAAGTAGCACCCATCTAACGTCTTGCTCCTGTTTGAAATTCTAGTTGGAACCCTTTTAAAGAGTACGGGGCGGTAGTTCCCCCGTCGTTTACCCGCAAAGCTACAGCAAATCCTGAACCCTCTACAGATTGTCTAAATAACGGCGTTGACACAGCACCGTAAGTAGGAGTGCCGTACGCAGACGTACCGTAGATAGCTACCACATCTTCTGAATCTAAGGGGTAAGCGTCTGGTCTAGGAGCGTCTGCAGATTCGTAGTCGTAACGAAGAAACAGGTCTGCATCTATTGCAGAGTCGGGCTTGTAGTTTACAATAACCCGTTGCATGTGCTTTCGTATGCCCGCATCGCCAAACGTTAAGTCAGGCCCGCGATACTTTCCTAAAACAGCAACACCATCAAAATCGTTGCCGGACTCTTGGCGGTAGATATATCCCGACTGGTCTGCACCGTGCAAAACAATTACGTTTCCATCGTCCACAAAAGTGTCAGTACAGGCGGGCTTGATGCCGCGCATTTCTGCAAACTCAAACTTTTGACCCTTCATTACACAGATGACGCCTTTGGTAATTGTCTCGTTTGTGTTTGCCTTACTAAAAAATATACGATACTGCGTTTTATCTGGTATTACCAAGCTTTCAAAGCTTGCAGAGTCTGCAATGTTTTGATTAAAAAGAGACTGCACATTAGCACTTATAGTACCCAACTCCACGTCACCAATCCGTGCTGTACCTGCGACTGTACGCAACCCGTCAGGGCCAAGAAAAATGAGGTCACCAGCAAATTCTTGAATTGTAAAGTTATTCAAACATCCGATGTTACGAGTAACAGGGACAACAGCAAAATCACTTAGGCTGCTGCCCCCCAGTTTAAATATTCTGTTCTCGCAAAAGATAAACAAGTTATCACGAAAGACCTTTAGCCCCGTGATGTTGTCATCGACTTTGATGCTACCTGCACCACTACCGCTAGAAAATGCGTCTTCGTCAAACGGCTGACTAAACACCACTTCTTGTGGAGATGTAGAATTGCCAGCGTAGAACATGTGATTTTTAAATGCTGCTACAAACTTAGAACCTGCTACACTGCTTTCGCTTACGTCTGTGGCAGAAAACGAACTGTTAAATACTGTGGGGGCATTGGTTTGGTCAGCTACAATTAGTTTCTCGTTGCCATCAAAGTTAAATCGCTCGAAGGTGTACTTCTTTGCATTTGTGCGTCCGCTGTCTATGCTTGTCCAGCTAGACCCACCCGGAGTTGCTTGAAAAATACTTGTTCCACGTGCAGCAACAACCTTGTCTGCAAACGATGCAACCATCAAGATAGGCTCTGAGGTGCTGGCCGTGTGCGTTACAACAGCAGTCACGTACTTGGCAAAGCCTTGAATACGCTTATAGCCGCCCTCTACATCCGGCTCAAAGTTCTCTAACTCTAAGGCTTCTCCCGGCTGCATCATAAATGTAGAACGGTTCTTTACAAGACCGCCCTCACAGTTGAACGCTACAGGTTGTGCTTGGGACAAGTCAGCCAATTAGACAGCCCTCATGTAATTCTTACGATTAAGTAATTCGATACGCATACGTTTGATTCCGTCTTCGTATTCTTTTAGGGAAAATTGTGCGGACTGCACGTCAGAGCGAAATATGTGAGTGTAGTATTTTGCCCGTGCGTTTACTACAGGCTCAAACCTTGTTGGGATAATAGACGTATCAGTTGCTCCAGACAAATCTGTGTGAGATACATAGAAATCAAATTCTAGAGTTCGATTACTTGTGTCCGGAATGGGCGTAAGACCAATCTCATCGTTGTATGTGGTATACACATATTCTGGATCAGCAAACTTATCTGTGTCCGGACGAGTATCACGCTCACGAAACGCATCGTTGTATTCTTCGTAGGAAAGGTACTTGAGAGGAATAGGCAGGACATCTTCACTAAGTTCTACCAGCTTAACAAACGCTGCACTGCCCGCTGCTTCTGTAAAACTTACGTAGTGCGTCGTAGCCGTAGCAGTAAACGTAGTTTCGGTAAGAGCCACCTCGTTGCCACTGGCAATAGTAAGCGTAGCAGATTTAGTTTGTGATCCACCTGAACTCGTTCCTATCTCAAGAGTGAGTGTAGCACCACTTGTCTGCGTAAGAACTACATACGAGCGACCTACAATTAGGTCAGTAATTTCTTGGGACGCTTCTGCATTAGTAAGTAGAAGAGTATTGCCAAACTTAGAACTGGCGGCAGGAGAGCCAGACACAGCAGTCCAATTAGTAATGCTTGCGACCCCTGCAATTTCAAAGTCTCCGTTGGTTATATAGTTCTTTGGGCGAAGAAACATCGTATCGTAGTCAACATACTTTAGCGTAGATGCTATGCTTACATGGCTGTAGAGAGACTTACCTGCAATTACATCTACGGAACCCGCCTCACGAGTAAAAGGCCAGTTTAGTTCGGAGTTGATAACATCAGTAATCGAACGATTTATGTAATCTTTTACTACAGTCTGCACCCCGCGAGACGCACCAAAGTTAGAACTGGTTAGTTCAACTTCGTTAAAGTCCCGAAGTACGTTGTTAACTAAAGTAAGATACGTGCTTGCCATTATCTAGTATCCGTTAACTTTCGCTATCCAAGACGTTAAGCGCATCCAACTTGCTGTTAGCACTTTCCCACATCTGGACTGCTTTATCCATTTCTTCCAAAAGATTCGGATGCTCACCCACAGCAACAGGATTTGTCGTGTAGTTTTTGTATATAAATATTGCATCTTTTTTTTGCGCCTCGTATTTGTAACGCAGTGCGTCAAAAGCCAGTTGTTTCATACGACTCTCCTTGTCAAGTATTATACACACATATTGCGTGTTTGGCAAGTTTTATTTTCTTGACTTTCTAATTTGATCAAAAGTTTCTCGAATACTTGCAGGTTTTTCTTGTTTGGGATCGTACTTACATTGTATTTTGTTCGGCACGTACTGTCCGTAATCTATCCATACTTGGTCTACAGTATTATTTGCACCATGATAAATACATACCTGTTGTTCGTCTATCTTCTCACAACCTTTAAGTCTGCAAGCTACATATTCGGGAAAAGTTTCTGCATTGGCTTGCTTTGACATAAGAAATGCTACAAGCCCGTAAAGAATACTAGCACCAATACAAACCACTACAATCCACGCTACAATCTCTACAAACTTTTGTCTGCGTTCACGTTGCTTATACAGTGTCTCTTTACGCTGCTTACGTATCTGTCCTTCTGTACGAACAAGTTCATCCCACTTAGACCTACCCAATGTCATACTAATCCACTGTTGTAGTTCGTACCGTTGTTGCTCTGCTTTGGTCTTGTTAGCAAATGCAGTTATGGCTTCTTGTTCTACTGATTGCCCAGCAAACAATTTCTTAAATATGGGCGGATTCTTGGCTTCCTTCTCTGCCTGTTCCAAGTCAGACATGGCACCCATCCACCGCGACAAATCACCTGACATCTGTTCAATGTCACGACCTATGGCAAAACCTTTTTTAATTGCACCGAAAGCAGCCGATGCTGTTGCCATTGCGCTAATGGGGTCCATCAATATACCTTTACGTTGCCGTCGGTTATAAACTGCGGTACACAGTATGCCGTTATGAGGTTGCCTTGTTTGTGTAGGGTTTGTGCGTACCAGACGCACTCTCGTAGGTCTCTGAAGTGCATATCTTTGCTGACCAGCTTCTTGTCATCTCCTACGCCTACGAAAACAAACAGGAGAAAAACATGCAGCATTGATTTATGTAAAAACTACAGGTTTGCCCTGTTTCATTAGTTCTCTAGCTTTTTTAGAAGGGCGTTTTGGTGTATCTATACCCTTTGGATACGGCCCATAATATTTGTTTTGCATGTCCCTTCGTATATTTTCTTGCATGGGATCAATACGCTTTTCAACACTTTCGTCTGCTTGTCTACCTCTAGCCATTAAAATTCTCCTAATTTCATCGCATCCGACAGTTTCGTAGCCCGCCGTCCAACCTGACGTGCCCATCTCGAATCCATCATCTCAAGACTTGCAGCAGTAAAGTTGCCTTCGTGTATCGCAGCCCACATGTTCTTAAACTTACACAGACGTGGTACACCCATGTTGAACGCCATATCCATCAAGATAAGCTGGCGCACAGCATCTAGTTTGTTGACACAAGGATGTACTTTGCACAATTCGTTCTCAACAATTTTGATGTCGTTCATAGCAAGGTAACGAGCATCTGCCTCGTTGATGCCCACAGTGTACACAATACCCATATTCGGGATATCCATGTACTCCAATTCTTCTGGACTAATGCCTCTATCTTTCAGGTTGCGGCCTATGCCGATAGTTTCTATGCCCAAGCTGTCTTCGTACACGGTAAGCACCATACCCTCGTGTTCGATTAGTTTGTCCAAAAAGTGTGAAGTGTTATATTTCATTTCTTTTTACCTAATGTTTTTCGTGGCCCAACCACACCGCAAATGCACCTGTCATTGCCCCCGTGACTACACTCACTAGCCCTGCTTGTGCGTTTGTCGGGTCGGGTAGAAGCATGAACCATTCCACTACCCTCCACGCCAATATCGACATCATTATCATCATTACGCGAGGTAGTATCTTCCACTTGAGGAATCGCTCCATTGTAACTTCGGCCATGTTTATCTCTTACCAAAGAACTTTGTCGCTGCCCTCGTTCCAAAACTTGCAGCAACGATAACGCCCAAGCT